ATGAAATACCACTATACTGAATGTGGACTTAACAACGTAATTATTGAAGGTCTCAACGTCTTCCCCGATGACGAGGGTGATGATGTCGTGGAAATTCCATTCATCAACGAACTTCACCTAGCAATTGCTTCTGGTATCGTCATGCACGATCAAGGGATCAGCGGAGCTGAACTCCGATTCCTGAGGAGTGAGATGGGTATGACACAAGCAGAGCTTGCTGCGCTGGTTCACAAAGACAAACAAACTGTCGGTCGTTGGGAGCGGGCTGAGTGGGAGATAGATAGCACCTCTGAGACGATTATTAGGAGGTTTGCGATCGAAAAACTCGACTTAGATGTAACAGACGGCATTGACGTTTTGTCTCAGAAAAGTGTTGCGACAGCTCACGAACAAACAATTTCTATTATTGCTAATGATAATAGTTACAGCCTAGCCCCCAAGGCTGCGTGAGACGATAAGCTGGTCCTTAGGGACCAGCTTATGCTGAAAAGTAGATCAATCAGTGTTAGCTGTCTTTCTACCAGCTCCGCCGGTCCTTCGGCAACTGCGACACATGCGGCCACCCTACCCCGCATCGACACTTCGCCCGGCTCTCGAAATCATGGGACAGAATCCCCGCCGGCAGATGATCAGGCTTAAGCTCGACCGCATGCCCACAGGACCAGCACTCGACCTTGATGTGGGTGCAGCCGGGCGGGAATAGGGCGTCAGCGGGCGAGTTGGAAGCCATGCGCATCAGGTATCCGATTCCGCCGTGGGTTCAAGCCACCCCAGAACGCAAAAAAGAAGCCCGCTCACCAATGAAGGTAGGCGGGCTTTTCCATTGCTTGCACTTTTCGGCCAGATCCGACCGATTGCTTTCAGTCGATCATCGAGCGGGCAGTGAAGGCTCACCCAGCTTCGCCAGCGCCTCACGCGCGTACCGCTCAATCAGTCGATCGAGAACACCATCACCGGGCGTCAGGGCCGTCAGCGCATCGGGCACACTGCGCTGAATGTAGTCGAGTGTATTCGCTTTCAGGTAATCAAACCCCACATCTGGTCCATGTTTGATGGAGCTTTCAACGGACGTCAAAATCGCTTGGTGCAACGCCTCACGGTGCTTTGCCTCGATCTGGATCCCGGTCGCAGCCGCAAAAGCGCCAGCAGCGCGGTTGATGATAAAGGTCAGGATCATGCCGATGATACCGATGATAACCGCCTGCATGTCAGCACTGGCGAAAAGTTGAGATAGAAAATCCATAGTCGTTCCTTTCAGATTATTTGCGCGAAAGCGCGATGATCACTGCCACAACGACAGCAAGGGGAATTACAAAGATCAGGAGGGTGACGATCTCGGCCGTCATGCTTCGTTGACCGACAGGGCACCGGTGTGGGCCAACACCGCGGGCACACCCTTCCAGCCCTTCGGGCCACGGAACCCAAGCAGCCGGTCGCGCGCGATCCAGGTCTCTGTGACGTTGTCGGATTGATTGCCGCCGATAACGCGCACAGCGGTTTTGCTCTGGCCTGTCACGATCGCGACATGCCCGTTCCAGCTTGTCTTGGGATGGGTGCGCCAGAAGACAGCGATGGCACCGAGATCTGGGCCGCACTCCTCGCCATATTCCAGCCAGTTGCGTGCGCCCAGACGGTTGAAAGCCTGAGGCTCGTCCGGCGCACCGACAGAGATGCAATGCGCCACAAACAGGCCGCACCAGGGCACGTCATCGCCGGGATACCACTGGTCGAGATTGCGGGCCCATTCCATGATGGCGGGATTGCTGGCAGATCCGGGCGTCTCGCGCGTGCCAAGCAGGCTGCGCGCTTCGGTCAGCCAGGGCGGCTCATTGCCGATCGCTACGGGCACCGGCGCGGCCTTGGCCCCTGCCCCCCACAGCACTTCCAGCGTCAATGGCCCGGGATAGGGCCGTGCGCGGTAGCCATGCGCCTCCTTGAAGCGCGTGAAGGCGTTCTGGGTCATTGGGCCGTCCAGCCCGTCGATCAGGCCCTTGTACCAGCCGAGGTCCGCCAGACGGCCTTGATGCGCTGCCAGCAGCTGCTGCGTGAAGTTCATGTCGTCTCTCCAATGCAAAAAAAGACCGCCGAAGCGATCTGTGGTGGGTCAAATTGTGGGTTGGTCAGCGGTTTCGCGTGCGGTCTTCGATCCTGGTCACTTGCTCCGCCACGCGATCGAGCTTTGCGTCGATGTCGCGCAGATGCAGGATTTCTTCAAACTGCACTTGTGAGATGTGCTCGATCTTTCCCTGCAGCATGGGTGCACCGCAGCTGATCTGGGCGATCGCCTGTGCCGTGGCGGCGCTAGACGGCTTGCCGCGCTTGTATCCCCGCATTGCCATTACACAGGTCGACAGGAACGTCGCCACGCCAACCGCCAGCAACGTCATAACTTCCTTATCGATGCTCTTTAAAAACGCACTGAACCATTCTGGCATCTGCACCGCTCCTGTACGCAGAAAGCCCATCAAACAGGGCGAGTATAAGATAGGTGAAAACACCGGAGGAAAGGGGCGATCCGTAAGCCAAGGTCGGCCAGAGGAACGCCATCGCCAGCGTCGAAAAAATGACTGACCCAAACACCGCGCCGGCCATCCGCAGATATGGTGATCTGTGCCAGTTGCCGTTGATATGGAGCCCACAAAGCCGGAACGCAGCGATCAGAGCCATAGGCGTTCCGATCGAGGCCTCATCGAGGCCCATCGATAAGAATGCCCTAAACCCGCTCGATGATGTGAGCGTGTTGCCGGGCATAGCAAGGCAGATTGCAAAGAACAGCAAGACTAGACTGCACAACCACTCGGTTGCCCTGCCCTGCTCCATGATGTTGAGACGGATAGTACTCATAGTAAAACACCTTTGGACTGGCCGGCCCGTTTCAAAATGAGTAGACAGTTTTCACGCATATCAGCCTCCTATTTTGGTGTTGGTCAGACGGGGGATATGGGATGCAACCCTGCCCCCGTCGCTCGTTTACCGTTTGTGGGGATAGCGAAACGCCACGACCATGTGAGACGTGGCTACATTTGCTGCGAGAGTAGGTTGCACCTCGGCGTGACACAGATAAATCTCGTCATCTTGAAACGCCTTTTTGAGTGGGCAGTAACCAACATTCCGTTCAAGGTCGAAAAGCTGGTAATTGTTGCCAAGCGTCATGTCTATGTCATAGGCCGACTGGACCTTGTGCCCGCTATCCCCGCCCTTTGTAGAACGGGCGATAATGAAGCGACCCAACCGCCCGTACTTCCCGTCAGGGTCATCCTGAATAAATCCGTTATTGACAAGGTTGGTTTCGCTGTCGCCCGCACATTCGACAGGTTCAGTCCAAGTGTTTCCATTGTCCGTCGAAATGGAGAACGCCACATCGCCGCCGCCAGTGTTGCGGAAAAACATGACGATTGAACCGTCTGGCCGATGCTGAATAGCAGGCTCGGAAAGAGACCCGATAGTGCCTGACGCAATCGCATCCGAAACAGGGTTGGATGAAACGAACCAATTATCACCGCTCCCATCTCCCCCAACTTTGAAGTCGTCGCACCACATTGCGGCAAAATTTTGGTTTTGGATATTTAGCGCCGCCCAAACACGGCCATCAGGCATCTGATAGATGTTGCCATTTTCACCAGTTGCTAGGAAACCAACGGTGAAGCCGAAGTCATCAAACAGGTCCAACACTTTGTTTGCGGCAGACCATGTGCGGCCATTATCATCGGAGTACATTTTCCAGATGTTGCGATAATCGGGTGACTTTGTTCCTGTTGGGCTATCTTGTTGAATAAAAACCATCACAAGACGGCCTCTAAATGGGCCATTTATGATTTTGCAAGTGGTGTATCCCTGAGCACCCCCAAGCGATGATGCAAAGCCAGGAGGCTCATAGATCACTGCCAGACGTTCCAATGTCGTAATCTCGTTGGTTGCACGATTAAACTCAAAGCGACCTTGAATGATCCGCTTGGGCTGTTCGCTGGTGTACCCGTTTTCGTCCTTCTCGCCTGAGAAAGTGATGAAACCGCAAACGTCACCGCGCTCATAAAGAACTTCAATATCTGGAATGCGGACTTTATCGAAGCCCGCACGTTCCCCTGCACGGTACACAAGCTGAGTTGCAAGAAGCTGTTTGTTGACGTTCTCAGCATCTGCATCAAGGTAGAATTTGCGCAGATCGTCGTTGGCGTCGTCAATCGCCTCTGGAACAACTACCATTCGGTTGAGCCAGATACATTCGTTAGTTTCCAGACCCACATGTGTCATAACCGGAGCGCCCGGATTTGGATCGTACCACGGTGCCCCGCCGTTGAAGCTAAGTGCGTGATTGTTCGCCGCAACACGCATTGACATCTGCATCCGACCGCCAGCGTAGAAGTTACCAAAATTGGACAATAGCCCGGCAGTTTGGTGCTGCACACGCAAGGTCGTAACGCCTAGCTGGGTAATGACGAAACAGGCAGTCTCGGTGTTACCATCAAAGAACCCAATACGTGTACTACCTGCGGTGTCCCCGATTTTTTCAGTAGGATACCAAATATCCACATACACGCTCATTGGGTCGCCACTCGGAAAGCTGGTCAGAGGGATTTTTTGTTGCTCCGAAATCGTGGTCACATCCGCCGTATTGCATGGAACTGCTGGCGGAACGTGACCACCAAAAATCACGTTGAACAAAGCCAACTCAATCTCGTCACCGCTTTCAGCCAGCCGGAAAACAACAGTCGGGTTTGCAACGGTGGTGCGCACCCAAACAGGGGTAAACGAACCAAGCCCGATTTCATCCGTCACGTCCTTGTAGGTCGATCCGCCATCGGCAGACATTTCAACCGCACCTGTACCTGTCTTGCGACGAACCCAAGCAAACGACATTTGACGGGTGCCCGCGGACGTAACAGCCTGCGTTACCGTACCATTTGCTACGGTTGACGTGAGGGTGCTGCAAGGCTCCCCATGTGGCCCTACCGCGTCAAGCGCTGCCGTGGCGTTTGCCAGCGTCCAATATGTTGCATTCGTCAGGTCATCAGATGCGCGGCCCTTGTAGGTGTAAGAGAGGTCAAACCGGATTGCGCGATGGCTTGGTGTCCAGTCATAGGCAACCCCCGTGCGACGTGCTGTCGTTGTCGGGAGATACCCCACGCGCCCCATGCCACGATGCGAGTGTGCTTCGCTGGCAAATACCGTTTTTCCCGACGTGACAGCCGTGGAAGCATCAGCATTACATACACCAAGGACAATTTTTGTATTAGAAGATGCTAGCTTAAGCGATGCTGAGATATTATAAACGCCCGTGTTGTAAGGAAACCCATCCGCATCATTCTCGGAGATTGCAGCGGTCAGGCCCGCGTCAACAGTTCCAACCACGCCAGTCGCCAAATTGAAGTACGCGCGACGGATCACCGCATTGTCTGAGATTTCAATATAGCACCATCCCGAAGACCCTGCCTTTACAACAAATCCGCTCGTCCAGAAGAACCCTGCCACAAGCGTAAGGTTTTGCGTGATATAAGACGTAGTGCTACTTGTCGCGGTCAGCAAAGACATGCGCTTTTGACGCCCTACAGGCCCGTCATATCCTGCAACCGCACTCAGGTTAGGCCGCGCCCATGAGGTGTTAAAATCCTCGGATCGCAGAACATAATTATGCGATTGATAAAGCAGACTACCGTTTTCTTGCAGGCATAGCTTGGGGTTTATGAATGTGGTTGAAGGGAAGAAGTCCAGTGGAGAACCTTCAAAGTTGTTCGCGGGTGTCACCAAGTCCTTCACAACAATAGCGCTGCTTTTAATGTCGCTTGTCGCATCAATGAACAGGCCATCTTCACGCCCCTGCACCAGATCGTTTGCGCTGGTTTTGACGAACTCAGTCAGATCAACAATCTGATCGTCAACAGCTTCAAAAGCGCCGTACACCTCAGATTGCAGAAATGCCCTTTGGTCAGCCGCATAGGCCGAATTTTCAAACCGCGCACCGGGGATAGCGGTCGCCGTGCCTGCGACAATCTCATAGAACACCATATCGGTTCCGTCGATTGTCCAGAAGGTATCACCGTCGATCAACGCGGCCTCGCCCGCCGCCAGTGTTGCATAGTAGCCCGATGATGCTGCCGCCAGCAAAGTAGCGTCACGCGCAGCCTCTGCGCTGACCACAGCATCAGCCGTGGCAATGCGGTTTAGGTCTGTTTGCGCGGCTGCCTCCTGCGCGAGGGTGGCGTTGCCTTCGCTGTCGGCTAGGGCGGCGCTTGCTGCGGCCTCCAATGCCCACGTCTTGCTCGATTTGCTGCCCTCTTCGCCGTCTGGCGATGTATCGCTTTCCGCCCAGGCTTGGGCCAGCAAGGCAAATTCATCAGTCGTCAACGTAGCAGGCAGGGCGGATATCTTATCCCAGGCGTCCGGCTGTTCGGCAGTGTCCCATTTGTAGATGCCGCCATCGGTGCCACCGACCATTACCGCAAAGATGTCGCCCGTCGTGTTCCCTGTCGTGGGCAAGGCATCCAGCGCACCGACAAAGCCCTTGAGGATCTGCGTGGTAGCAAGAGCCTGCGTCTGCTCAAAGATCCGGACCAGATCCGGCTTTTCTGGCAAGTGACCGGAAGTCGCAGGATTGCCATAATAAGCATCCCGTGGCGTTGGAAATGTGGGCATCTTATGCCTCCTTATGTAACTGTGATTTGTTCTGGGCCAACAAGCGTGCTTTCGACGCCCGAGGCGTTCGCGCTGGTCGCCCAGTATTCGTATGTCGCGGGTGAAAGGCCGCTGTTTTCGATCGACTGCACCAAGTTTGCGGGCCCGAAGATCGAGGCAACAAGCGTCGCCGATCCGAATGCCGCGCCCGCTCCGGTCGCACGATAGATCCTTGTGCTGTCATGGTTTGGATCGTTCGGTGTTGCCCACTCGATCACGACCGGGGCACCGCCTGCCCCGCCCGTCACTTCAAGCCCCTCGACCGGCGCCGGCGGCGTGCTGTTTGCGACCGCAGTGACGGTGCCAGAGGCGACCCATGCACTTGGCCTGCGTGCTGCGGTCACGTTGCGAATTTCGGCCTCATAGCTGTCGCCATCCACAAGCCCCGGTGTGATCAGATCGACAGCACTATCCGTGATTAAAATGGATGGCTGCCACTCAGCGTCACCCGTCTTGCGGATGCGAAACTCTTGATTGAGCGCCGCTTCCTGCGCCGGGCCCGGCCACGGCGGTGCCGGTCAGGGTTGCGACCGCTGGAACGGTGTTGTCGTTGGTCACCTCGGCCAGGACGGGGCGGTCAGGCTCTTCTGTGCTGGCAACAAAGTCCCAGTCTGACGCCGATGTTGAGCTGACAACGATCTCAAAGGTGGCGTCATCTTCAGCGGGAGTGATCTTGCTGATCTCGCCAACAAAGTCGCGGCCTGCGATCTGGAGCCTCACAAACCTGTGCTCAAGCAGATCAAGCGCAATCGGTCCAATCTGCCCGGTCACACGATACTGCGGACGGGATGCCTTGGCTGTCCTCTTGACCGCCCGTGATGTCTGGTTGTGGCTGTCCGAAAAGTACATGGACACTGTTTCGCGGTTGGCCCGCGCCGCGTCATCTTCGACCCATACACCGGATGCGCTTTCGTTCCAGTCATTGGCGGGTTCAACGTATCGGGCTGCGAATTCTGTTTTCGGATCTTGGCCCCAGTCATTTTCCGCTATCTCGAAGCCGAAGAAATCATCATCTGTCAACGTCAAGGTCGGGGCTTCAAAGCGCCCAACCTTAAACCCGACCGTACCGTTGGGGCGCTCGAACACATAGCCATCGCAGGCCAAGATCATCTGCTGCACGAGTGTGTCGTAGCTTTGGCTGTCAGGAAAAGTGCCGTTCAGGGTCCACTTGCGCTGCGTGCCGCCCTCTTTGTTGGTGACCAGCACGTCAGCCGCATCCGCTTCAATCGCGACATCACCCCAGTCGACCGTTCCAGCGCCCAGACGGTTCTCTGTTACCCACGCCCAGACCAGCGCGGCATTGTTGCTATAGACGGTCGTTCCACTGCGTGGATCGTACACCAGTGCACCCCGAATGACCGGCGTAAGCACCGGCCCGGTCTGCCCGCTGTTGCCATAGACTTCCGCAAAGGACGCATCAGCCACGCGCTTGGCAAAGGCAGCGACATGAGCAAGGCCTGCCAAATCGTGCGCCGTGGTCCACTCTGGGATCGCCGCAACCATCACGGGGTCCGCAACCTGCCCTGTGCCGCCAGTGTATTCTTTGAGCCGTATGTGCGGGCTATACGGGGCGGTCTCAACGATATCATCGCCGCCCACCAGCACCGGCACGCCGTCGACAAACCATTGTTCCACCCCATCGATCTCATGCGCGGCAAGGATCACCGAATAATGCCGACGGTCCACCTGGAAGGATGTCACCGAAAAAGGCCCACCTTTCCGGACGCGACCAAACACCCATTCCATCGGCGTGACCGGCTGCGCAAAGTTGACCAGCCGTTCAGAAGGGCTTGGTGCGGCGGGCGGTTTCGGGGCCAAGGCCTGCGCGATTGCAGATAGACCGTATGAAATCGCCGCATTCACAAGAAACCCGCCGATGGTCGTGCCAGCAAAAGCAAAGACCGAAGCCCCGGCCAGATAGGCCGTTGTCCCCAAGGTACCGCCAATCACGCCGGCGGCCCCGACAGCGGCACCCGCGCCGGTGATACCCGCTAAGAATTGGCTAGCTAATATCGTAACTGGATCAGCACGGGCTGGCATGGGTGTCAGGGCTGTTGTCGCAAGTAACGCGGCAATGGCAAAATTACGGCGCATAGCCGACCCCCCAAATTTTTACTGGTGAAACCAAGTGCGTAATCATCAAACCATTTCCGCTGGTCTTCATCGCCCACTGCGGTTTACCCTTAGGGGTGTCCTTGATCCGGATCGCGCCGCACATGAACTGATTACCGCGCACTTTCACGAACGCCACGTCACCGAACGCAGCCTTGTTGACCACGGGCAGACCAGAAAGGAACCTGTCGCCCAGTGGAACAGGGTCAGCACGATAGGTCCGCGCCAAAGGGCACACATCAGGATCGCCATATGTTCCGCGCAGCCCAACCGCTGGGTCATAGCCCTTGATGACCTGCACCCAATCGGCAAGCACCATGTAGCAGTCGCAATATGACCATTCATGCGCCATGCCTGCCCAAAGGTGCAGATGCGCGTAAAGCTTATCCATAGAGCTTTTCATCCTGTCGTCCGTCTTGCGGCATGAATTGGAGAGACGGGTTTGCGGCACCGATCAGGCGGGCGTGATCTTCGACGTTGTAAAACATGCCCCGCGACGACACTCGCGCCCGGAATGGCCCCTCAAGCTGCACCGCGATGCTGCGCACGGTGTCGCCTTGGAATTTGACCTTCAGGCCACTCGCAACCACACGCGTTGCACGCAGAATGGGCGGCAGCTGCGGCTTGTAGAAGTCCGCCATATCCGTGAGCGGTTGCAAATAGATGCGCACGATCGATCCGGCGATGGCGCTGTCCCCGCTTTCGTTGATCTGGTCGATCAGGTCAGGCGCATCCGGATCTTGGAAATACGACAGACCGATCATCGCTGCAGGTGCGACGGCCTCCCGTGGCAACTCAATCTCAGATACTTGAATAAGCTGCGAACCGATCCATGCGTTGCCATCGATGTCGATAAACCGGCCGTCTTGCCCAATCATGAACCGCGCAAGGCCGGACGGCGCATCGATGGACGCCAGCCGCAGATAGCCGACAATCTCCCCCCGCGCGTCAAAACCTTCTGGCCAGAACGTCATCGCAGCCACTCTTGCAGCTGCATTGATGCGCTCGTGAGACGTTGCCTCGCAGAATAGGCAGGGTTCCCTTGCATTGGGCTTACCATCTCGAACAGGCCGCGCCCTTGAAGCTGGATCAGCGCCCCCGCCGGGATGTCCGACCGCAGCGGCATTTCGATCTCAAGCTCACTGCCGATGATCGATGTCACTGCGAACGGAAAGTCATCGTAGGACAACACCTGACCCTGCGATATCGGGCCGTTTGCGGTGTCCATGTTGACCGTGATGACCTCATCGCCACGGGACGCGCCAGCATCGCAGCGGACCGTGTATTCATCCGCAAAGCCCGTGCCGTCAGCAAAGAGCGTGCCGTCCGAGAACTGGATGGCTGCCTTTTTCGGCGCGCAAAAGACCTGCCGGTCCAGCATCGTGATCCGAAAGACCCCGGTCATCCCACGACCGCGCAGGATATGCGCCCGAAACGCACCGATGCCCTTATCATACGCGTTAAAGCTTGGGTTCCCAATCCAGCGCGGAAAGCTGTTGATATTGATGTTTCGCCGCCCCGCCACCGATGTGCCGGATGATTGCTCACGCCAATCGATGTTCCAGTCAAATACCGTCTGGTTCTGCGAAGGCGGTATCGTAATGATACGTCTTTGCATCTACACACCCCTCATTTGGGTATCTGTCAGCTGCCTGGGCAGCGCCTCGCGGGATTTCTTCATCCCGCTGCGCATGACCTGGACCGACACGCCGGCGGCGATCTGACCGACCTGCTCGACCGTCACGCCATCGGCGGCATGAATGCGCAGATTGATGTTTTGAGTTCCACCGCCTTGGTTCATTATGCGTGCGGTCTGCGCACCGCCGGTAACTTTTGCAGGGCCGCGAACAAGAATGCCGTTGACCAACTCATCGCGCTTTTCAGATACTATTGCCTTTTGACCCGCGCCGATGCTTCCTCCAGCATCCAAAAAGCCCAGAAAGCCCCCCATTCCGAGCAGCCCTTTCCCTCTGGTGCCCCCGCCGCCGATCAGCCCACCCAAAAGGCCGCCAAAACCACTGCCCTTTTTGCCACCACCCGCAAGCATGCCCTTGCCGAAGAAGATGTATTCAAGCGCAGCCCTCTTAATACTGTTGGTGAACTGATCCATAGCGTCTTTGCCGCCCATGGCTGCGTCGATGACGCTGTCCTTCCATTCACCCTGGATCTTCTCCATGGCAGCAATACGATCACGGGCCTGATCGTATTGTTCCGCCAACTTGCCGACATTTGCGGCCTCGGCATCAATCTTCGCGGTCAGCTCCTCAGTGATCGTCAGGCCACGCTTTTTCGCCTCATCCAGCAGCTTATGCTTGACCGTCAGCGCGGCGACTTCACCCTTGGACTTGCCCAGCATGTCAATCGACTGTTGCAGCTTTTGCAGTTCGTCCTCTGCAATGCTGAAAAGTGGCTCTTGTTCGCGCCCGCCTCCGCTTCTGCCGCCGCCCTTACTCCCACCGCCACCCCTTGCGCCTTTGATCTTTGGCAAAGGAATGCCAGCGGACCCTCCAGGTTGGTACGCCAACTGAGCGCCAAGGTTGTTTGTTTGGATGTCCGACGCGCTGCCGCCAAATTTGCGAGGATCGCCGCCGCGCCCGCGCCCTGCCCCATTCGCAGCCGCAGCGTTTGCGACCAACTGACGGGCAAGGCTAAGAGCAATACCGAAATTCTCGGCCAGCTTGCGGGCTTCTTCGACGGCGGGGGAAATGCCGCTTGCCATATCGACCGATGCAATGCCCTCGGCAGCTACTTCGCCTTCTTCGAGCCGCGCTGCCATTTCACGCGCTACGGCCTCGGCATTTGTCACACCGTCCAAAACGTCCTGGCTTACAGTATCCCCGGCCTCGACAAGTAGATCCCGAATTTCGCCAAGCTGCGCAGCCATTTCTGAGAAGTCGCCCGCGTTGCGCGCTGCTTCAAGCCCCGCTTGTGCCTCGGATATCTGGCGCAAAAGGTCAGGCGAAATGTTAATTTCATCGACAAGCGAACCGATGTTGGCAAAGTCGCCCTGCATGGCCGCAAGCTCTTCACGCATGACGCGCAAGTTTTCGATATCTATAGGATCAACAAACTGCCCCGCCGCCTGACGGTCTGCAATGATGCCAGCAATCTTTTCAATCTCAAGGCGGTAAGCTTCGGCCTCTGCCTTGCCCGCGTCTGTGCCTGCGCTGGCAAGTGCCGCCGATACCGTGCCAGCCGTCGATTCCGCCGCCTTGGCGATTTCCGCCGTGACTTCGGTAATAATCCCGCTGACCTTTGCAACCGCTTCACGCTTGTCGATCTCAAACAGCGCCAGCGCCATTTGCTGTACTTCTTCGGTCAATTCGCCGTATTTCTTGCGCAAACCCTCAAGGTCGGACACATTCGCAGCCGTTGCCGACATGGCGGATAAGGCTGCGTCTGCCTCCCCTACTCGATCAGCAAACGTCTTGGCTTTCTCCTTGGTTTCCTCTGTCGCGTCACCCATTTGCCAAAGTACGCCAGCCAGAGACGAACCAACAGCCAGCGCAGCGCCCATCACCGCGCCCCATGGGCCAAACACGCCCAAAAGCTGCGAACCCTGCTGAGAGAACGCCACAAGCGCAGATTGCCCGCCTTGCACCTGAACCGCAAAGTCACCGATCTGATAACCAGCTTGTTGAAATACAGACCTGTTGCGCGTCATAAAGCCCGTTTGAGCGGCCACGCTGCTATTCATGGCGACGACATTGCTTGTCAGGCGCTTTGCGCGCTCCGAAGTCTGGTCATATTCGCGCTGCACAAGATCCATACCCTTGGCATGTTGCGCCGCGTCAATCGTGCCAGCTTCAAGGGCCGCATTGAAACGAAGCTGCTGCTTTTCTAGCTTTGCTTCTGCCGCCGCCAAGGGCGTAAACTTGCGCTCAAGCCGATCAATAGCCGCGCCAGCAGACTTGGCCCGCTTTTCAAATTGCTGTTGCTCAAGTTCAAGCAGGATCGCAATGCGTTCGGTTGGTTCAGCCATGCTTCGCCTTCAATTCTTCGAACTGTTCCCACGTTGGCGGGGATGTCGTTTCGCTTGCGTGTGATTCATTCCAGCCCTCAACAAAGAGGGACCAATCGGCGGGCGTCATTTGCCGCCAATCGGACATGCTTAAACCTGCGCTGATTGCGCTTTTGATCTTCGCTTGCGCTTCGTAGCTGTTTGGTCTGTCTTGTTTGACGATCCAGCTAAATCGGCGGCTTTTTTTTTATCCTCTGCCGGGATAAACGCGGCCAACAGAAGATCCTGCGCCATTGCGCGGATACGGTGATTTTCGCTTGGTGGCATATCGTCAACCAGCTTGTCAGCCGACTTGTCGTTAAGACCACCACCAACCAACCCAAGCGCCACAAGATCGCGGCAATGACGGGCTTGCGGCTCACCACGACCTAACAACTGATCCAGCATCGCAAAGATGCCCAAGCCGTGCTGGCGTTCAAATCGCTCAATCTCGCCGTTGCGTAGAACCAGCGGGCGACTTTCGCCGCCCAACTGTTCAATCGTACCGCCTGCCGGGGCGTCCGCTGTGATCGGCATTATACAGCCGCTGTAAAGGCGATATAGCCGGAGGATGCGAGGGAAAGGCTATAGGTTGCTGGCCCCTCCTGTTCCCCGCCAAACTCCACATTATCGACATGGAAAGCGCCCTCGAATGTGCCAAAATCAGGCACAATCACTTGGAATTTGCCGATGGCATCAGCGGTATCGGTTACGGCAGAGCCAAACGCGATTGCTTTGAAACGCGTCAAAGAATTGCCACCCTCGAAAATGCCGTTGCCAGAGAATGAGATAGAACGCATCCCGGTCATGACCTCCTGCCACAACTGACTGCCCGGTGCTGTGCAATCCATCGTGGTAACGTCGAAATTGTTGTTGTTCAGGGTGATGGTTTTCGACTGAATGCCGCAGAGGGTGGTGAACACCTCAGCTACTTCACCGTCACCGATTTTGATCAGCAGAAGCCGACCTTGCTGCTTTGCCATGATTAGGCTCCTATGTAGGTTGAACGATCGCTTGCCCAAGGCGATGGTAAGGGCTTACCCTTGCGAAAATTATACAAAGGAAATTCTATGAAATATGTTATTCTGATTTCAGCGCTGTTGGCCGGTCCTGCAATGGCGCAAGATGACTGCGAAGCGTCGCTGGATTTGTATGATACCTACACCAGCACCCTTGATTTCGTGCTGGCCTTTTCTCAGTCCTGTGAGACCAAACCAACATCGACTTGCGCCGAAGTTATTGAGCCACTCAATAAACTCATCGGTAGCATGGCCGAAGATAACGCAGAATTCATATCGGCCCTTCGCTCAAAGTGCCGCTAACCATCCAGCAGGGCGGTAAACGCCGCGATGGCTGTATAACTTTCGCCGTCGCTGTCTTGCGCGACGGTTTGGGTCTGCCAGTGGACCTGCACAGTATCGAAGCCTGCCACGGTCAAAGCAGCCTCATTTAGAGCAGCCACGATAGCCTCTGCGCATCTGGTAGCCTCTACACGCCCAGACGTTAGGGGGCGGCTGTGTGCCTCAATTGCAAAGGTTAAGGATGCAGCCGATTTTCCATCAGTGCGAAGGGGGCGCGGCTCAATCCCGCCAATGCGGATATAGGGGCGTGTCGCAGTCTGTGGGGGCTGGTCATAAACCCGCGCACCGACAAGCGCAGTCACGCCAGCGTCAGCCTTTAGAGCCGCAACAAGCGACTTTTGCAAGGCGAGTGCGTAACTGTCAGCCATTGGAGGATTCGACCTCCTGCACAGTTAGGTATTTCTTCCAACGTCCAGTTTCTACTCGGCCCCGTGTTAAATTGGCGATGATAAAATCCAGCCAGATTAAAGGGTCGCGAACTGCTTTTTTAGCGTCAACGCTAACCCTGAGATTGATATTCAGTTTAGCCATTACTTCACCGCCTTGATTGCGTCACGAATGGCCTTGCGATTGCGCGCAGCCCGTTTGTTCTTGGTCGCCGCCAATGCCGGATTGACGAACGGACGCGGCCCGCTCCTGCCTTCGATCACCTTCGCCTTGGGGCCGAAGTCGATCAGCTGCGACCCATCAGCGCCGGGCAGGTTGCGGATCAGCGCCCTGTTTGTTCCCGTCGCCTCTGGGATAAGCACCTTTGCCAGATCAACCACCATTTCGGCGTTGTCTTGGTTGGCCTGAGCAAACTTCGCCTCAATCGCTGGCGTGATCCGGTTCAGAATAGATTTTGTCGCTGCAAAGCCAGTCTTTTTCATTGCGCACCGCCCGCCTCAACCAAAAGATCCAGCATCGCCCCCTTGTCATCAGCGTTCGCAATGCCTCTGATATTCCATGTCTCACCACGGGCAACCGCCTGGTCAGCTTCGTTCAGCCCACGCGATTGCAAACTCGATCTGATGCGGATCGTGGCGGTCCGGACGTTTTCGACAGATCCTGCAGCGACACGTTCCTTGCCAGTGGCCTCGCGCACATTGCCCCAGACCGTGAATAACGTCTCGAATGCGCCTTTGACGTTGCCATATTCATCAACTTCATCACTCTGACGGTTGAAAGTTACGCGATGGCGCAACTTGCCCGCCCTCACAGCATCACCCGGTAGCGCGCAAGAAGGGCATTCACTGCCATGGGAAGTTCCGCGACAGACATACCCAGCACCACCGTCTCGCGGTTGTCATACCAGTGGCCGACCATCATCTTGATTGCGACCTTGATACCTTCAGTTACATCAGCTGCGGCACCGAACCCCGCTGTGATCGTAATCTTCACCGGGTAGCGCGTGTCGCTGAGCTCCGGCGCCTGAAACCCGTCTACCCACTCCAAGACGGTTCGGGCTGACGGTGCGTCGATAATGACCAGCTGGTTTTCAGGCACGTCTGTTGCTGTGCCGATTTTATCCAAATACTGGACAGTGACCGACGACACCGGCTCGATCGGCAAAGCAAGACGATTTGGCCAGGCGTCCAGCTCCAACAGCCATTCCTGTTCGATAATGGCCCGCCCGAGAATACCGGACGGGCCATCAAGATAACCGACTGCGGCGGCGATGAGTGATTCAATCAGGGAATCCTCATCATCGTGATCGACACGACAATAGAGCTTCGCATCTTCTAGGGAGATTGGCAGCTCAGCAGGATCAAATGTGCGTGTCAGCCGCATTGATCAGCCCTTTTTCCCAGCGGGATTTGCGGCAGCATCAGCTTTGGCCTTTGCGGCTGCATCGGCGTCGGCCTTCTTGGCGTCAGCTTCTTCCTGCGCTCTGGCGTCAGCATCCGCCTTTTCCTTGGCCTGAGCATCGGCTTTAGCTTTGGCGTCGGCATCTTCCTTGGCCTTGGCATCCGCGTCTGCTTTGGCCTTGGCGGCAGCAGCTGCCTTTTCCTTAGCATCCGCGTCGGCGCTGGCCTTGGCATCAGCCTTGGCTTTGGCGTCAGCTTCCTCCTTAGCCTTGGCGTCAGCATCGGCTTTGGCTTTAGCCTTTTCCTTCGCCTTGGCATCGGCCTCTTCCTGAGCCTTGGCGTCCGCGTCAGCTTGGGCTTTAGCCGCTGCTTTCTTGGCGACCTGACGCTCATATTCAGCCGGATCAATTGCGGTACCAGACGCGATCAGCTTTTCAGCCAGAGCATCGTTGAAGCCCGCAGTCTCACCCGCCTGATACATCTGATACGCCTTGATCAGGCGTACGATCTTCATTGTGGCAGGCGGTCAAAACCGCCAAAGACCATCACCGACGACAACGCCGCTGTGTCGGCTCCGGATGCGCTCAGGTTCGGGGTGAAGTTCGCCCGGACATAGCGACCAGCGCCTGCCAGCAGAAGATCAACCTCGACGGTACCCGCCACGGTGCCGCCACCCGCTGGGCCCGTAGCGACAACGGCGCTCGCGCCGGATACCAGCGAAGTCGCATCGCCCAGGTCATCAGCGTTGCCGCTCTCGACCTCATAGGCGATAGACAGGGTTTCACCTGCTGCAAGCGTGGCGGTATAGGGGATCGCCAGCACGCCGGACAGCGGGTGGCCGCTCTCCATCAGGTCGAGGATCCCCCCCGTGACGGCTGTTGCATCACCGGTGCCGCCTGCCGTGGCCGCAACGTTGGCCGAGGCACGCAACACTGCGATCAGCGCCCCGATGTTTCGCAATTGAGTGGTCATTTCACTTTCTCCTTGGGCAAGGCCCATTTAGGCTTCGGCTGGGATTGCCCGAGCCAAAGCGTGTTAGGTTCAGAAGTCGGTCAGGGAAGGTTTAGCCGGCTGTGCCCCAGGTCACGCCGGTCATGATGGACAGAGCCGCCAGATGACGCAGGCCGATGTCATGCTGCATAATCATGCGCATCAGGGTTTCGTCACGGCTGAAGGCTGCCTGCATGGTGCCGCTGGCATCCTTATAGGCCGCCTCTGTCGACATGGCGATTTCGATGCCCATGTGTTCGCCGACCATGACGTGCGCGGGGTGAACCAGCATGATTTCCGAAGCGATACCGCCACCGCCGAGGTTGTCCGGGATTTCGGTCGTGATGTGGACAGGCTTCTTGCGCAGCATGTTTTCGCCCATCTCGGGATAGACCTTGTTGCCATTGCCGTCCCGCAGGTTGGTCAGGAACATCGCCGAGCGTGGCGACATGATCCAATGCGCCCCGGTGTAAACGATGTTGTTGTTGCCAAGGGCCAGCTCCATCGCGCCAAGATCGTTGTCGACCTTCTGGACATCAGGCACCGCCGTCATCGTCAAGATATGCGTGGCCTCAAACGGTGTGCCGAGGTGCTGGTAACGGAAGCCCTTTGGCTTGTATTCGGTACCGGCACCGCGCAGGAAGTGACGATCCTGAATTTGTGCGGCATCTTCGACGGCATCGTCGCGGATCATCCGATCGACAGCCGTTGAGCTGGAGCGCAGCAGATCATTCGAGACCGGGATGATCCCGCTCAGCTTCTTCGCCGACAGTTTGACTTGGCCATATTCGTAGCCGGTTGCCGGCGCATCTTCCTGCTCGCCGCCATAACCGAAGTTCGCACCACTGACGCGGCGGTTGGTGGTCATGTTACCGTTCGGCATCGGCACGATGCGCGGCCCCATTGCCGTCACGACGCTGACAGGGCGCAGCAGTTCAATCACTTCGGTCGATACGTCTTCGGGCACAAGGAAACCACCGGCGGTACCGGTGCTCATGTTCTGGTTGGCAAAGAGACCGCTGTCGCCGTTAGCTTCAGCCATCTGCTGCGCGACATAGTGATTGCCACCCGCTGCCGCGATCGTGCGGACCATGCGGCCAAAGGTCAGACCCTTTTCGGCTGGTTTCGCAGGCGTGGTGCCAGCAACCGGCGGGGTGCTGCCGGGAAGTGGCTCAGGCGTGCGCGCAGCAGCAGCGCGGCGGCGCTCTAGATCTTCGAGGCGTGTCAGTTCCGTGGCCGCCTTGTCGTCCTGCGCTTTCAGCTCATCAAAGGCAGTCAGTTGCTCGGCGGTCATATCTTCACCATCGGGCACCTTTGCGAGCAGCGCATCCATCTGGTCGATAATACCCGCGCGGCGGGTTCTCAGCTCAAGGATTTTATCCATGATCAGCTCCTTATTGCGGCACGCCGCGTTTCAATGTCGGTGGAAGCGCGCGCACGGCTCCCCACCACTGGTTGCCGGGTGCGCCCGGATTTCTCTGACAGCAGCGCCTCAAGGGTGCCCACACGGTCAGCCATGCCTGCCTTCACGGCACGGGCAGCTGAAAGCATCGCCCCTTGTCCGAATTCAGCGCGGACCCGTGCTTCGGTCACTTTGCGACCGGCGGCGACGTCCGCGATGAAGATCTCTTCGATCGCGTCAATGTCGCGTTGAATGGCGGCCTTGCCCTCTTCGGTGCTGGGATCTGGCCGCTTCATCGGAGCGCCGGTGCTGACCACCTCATAGGACCGGCGACCGTTGGCATCCGGTGCCTCTTGGCGGGACATCGAGGCGACAACTCCGATCGAGCCCACGGCAGCGGATCGATCCATCACGATCTCGCTGGCCTGTGATGCCAGCCAATATGCAGCCGATGCGCCGTTGCCCGTGATGTATGCCGTGATTGGCTTGGTGGATGCGCGCAGCGTCTCTGCGGCCTCGCCCAGACCCGAGACCACGCCACCCGGGCTGTCGAACAGCATCACGATCCGTTCGACATCAGCTGATGCCAGCGCCACGCGATGATCACGCATGACGGCGTCTAGAGACGTGCCATCTGTCGATGCGCCCACCATACTGGCCCGCGGGAAGATCGCACCGATCACAGGTATCACCGCGCAGCCGTCACGAATGGTCGACATACGCGCACCCTCCAGCCGCGTGCCAACAGCAGCGATTGCCATCCTGGACGCGTCGACGTTCTCGATGTGACCGTCGCGCGCAATGCGCTCAAGAACATCATCATCCAGCGCGCGCGCCGCGATCGCCTCGATTGCGGCCAGATAATCGGGAAGGATCGCCCACGGCTGCGACCGGATAGCTGCAATAAGTGCAGTCAGATCTTTGCTCACTCGTTTTCTCCATTTGCAGGGGGGCTTTCGGCAGACTTGCCAGCCACTTGAAAGTTGGACGGCATCCAGTAATCAGTGCCTGCTGCGCCCTTGATGTCCGGCTTGTTCTCATAGCTGCGCAGCTCGTTGCCGTTGACCATGCCCATCTGGCGCTGGAGCCAGAACGCTTCCATGCGGCTCTTGAGATCGCCCTTCACAAGCGCGTCGGTGACGTGCTCGAAGTAGAAGCCTTCGCGCGCAAAGGCCTTGGTTGCCGCCTGCGCCAGACGCGCATAGTGCGGGCCAAGGTGATAGATCACGAACTCAAGCGATTGCTGCTCGATGTTCCCAAAGGTTGCCTTTGACAGATCAAAGATCAGGTGCGGCGGCACGCCCCAGATCCGTGCAAGGTCTACCACCTGAAACTGGCGCGTTTCCAAGAACTGGCTTTGGCGCATGTCATGGGTCAGGAAGTTTGCCTTCAGATCCTGATCGAGGACGGCGATCATCTCACCGTCCTGCCCTGCGTAGAGTTTCGACCAATCCTCTTTGATCCGGCGCTTGTCATCCGTCCCGACCTTTTGCTCAGTCGAAAGGACCGTCGACGGCCTGCCGCCCTTGTTCCAGAAGCGTGCCGTGTGGTCCGATGTGGCAATCGCGCCGCCAAGCGCATCCCGCGCATACTGAATCGGGTTCAGACCATTCAGACCATTCCGGGAGAACCCAGGCACATGGAAGATATCCCGCGCCGGGAACCGCTCATGTGATCCATCCGGCAAGGTCGCATCGTAAAACAGGATCATTCCATCTTGCCGATCGAAGTATTCAGCGACCAACACAGTGCCGGGCTTGAGACGCGTCAGAACCCGTGCCCTGCCATCAAGACCCCGGCTGACATAGGCGTAGAAGTCACCGGCCAGCAGGATATCGGCCAGAAGCAGTTCCAGAAAGGCAAACGGCGTCTGATGGCTGTTCGGCGAGACCTTGAAGAGCTTTCCTTCGGTCTCTTCGAGGGCGGCAAACCGGCCACCTTGCCGGCGCTCGTAATAGTGCAGCGGCGTCATCGCAAAGACGCCCGTCAGGATCCGCAGGGCTTGCAAAGTGGCCGGAATGGACAGAGCGCTCTTTTCATCAACACGAACGCCGGTTTTCGAGCGACCGGCGGTGACAATGCCGTTCCACTGGCGTTCGCTCTGGACATCCGCACCCGACGCCTGAAGCGGAGGCTCGGCGCGCACGGATTGCGTCGCCTGCCCGCGGGCTGGCTTCCAGAAGTCCATAATTCCCATGATCAGATCCCTGTGTACTCAAAAGCCTGCGCACCGGCGGCGACCGGGTTGCGCGACATCATCATGAAGGCATCGAACGTCGCCATGAGCGGATCGATCTTTGCCTTGCCGGCTGTTTCTTTCGTGATCAGGACAGCATTGCCCCGTTGTTCAGTCTTGGCGTTACCAAGCACCCACGCCATCATCGGCGAACCGCAGTGCCGGAACGTCCCATTCTTGAGCTTGCGCTCCATCCCGTTGATCGCAGGCGTGAGCCTGTACCCCTGCCCCACGGCCACCATCATCTTGTGCTCGACGCCGCGTGACGCCATTTCATCGACCAGCGCGCTGACACCCATCGGATCGAGGCCGACAGCGCCCTCTTCGGGCAGCAATCCGGATTCGAGCAGCTGCTCGACGATATCCGCAACCTCGACAATGTCCCTGGTCGGCTCATCATCGCCAACTGTGACCAGATCCCCAGCTGCTGCAAAATCCTGCAGCGTCGGCGCGATCTCTTTGCGCTTGAAGACTTCCGGATGCGCCCAGGCTTTCGCCCAATGCAGCCAGTCTTTGGTTTCCCTGTCCCGACCGATCACTGCCAGCCCCATCAGATCGTCCAGACCGCCGCCATCAATGCCGACCACTGCAACCTCGCAGCGCTCAATCAGCGATTTGAGGTCGAGACCCGCCAGCGCAGCGCCTTCCCAGTAGTTTGCGCCGACCCAACTGTTCGACTTCAAACCGAGGCCGATCTGCACATTGAAGTGCTGGGACGCCAGAAGCGCCAGTTCGGCGGGTCCATCCCGCAGCGCCGTGGTCAGCTGATCCGCCAGAAACGCCTTGTCGACCGATCTGTTCAGGTTCGGATTGACCAGCCCCCAAGTCGCAGCATCCTTCCAGCCGCCCGACTTCTGCATCTTGGCCGGAAGTTCATATAGAACCGCCAGCAGCGGCAGCACCAATTCACCGTCCCGCACCGCGCGGGCCCGATCGAGTTCTTTCTTGAACACGCCCGCCGGCGGCGCTTTCGACTGCGTCGTGATCTGCAGCAAGAAACCGTCAGGCCGCGCCGCCAGTGCCCCGCGCACCTCGATGAATACCGCATCGGCCTTCGACTTGGTCGCAAACTCGTGCGTCTCATCAATCAGCGTGAACGTGGACTTGCCGCCAGTGATCGCATCCGTGTCAGCCGCTTTGATCACGATCTCGGCCAGCGAAATTCGATGTGTGATTTTCTTCAGGTGGTCCTGAAGGTGAAACGTGCGCGTCAGATCCGGGTCCAGGCGAATGATGCCCTTGGCCTGCTTAAACGCGATCGCCGCAATCGTCTTGGTTGGAGCGATCAGCAGCAGCTCGGCTTCGGGCCGCTCGTTCATGATCGCCGCCGTGACGATGATCGCGGCGGCGATGCTCGACTTCCCGTTCTTCTTCGGCACCATCATGAAGAATTCACGGATCATCCGGCGCTTGGTGACCGGGTCATAGGATCCGAAGATTGCCCGCACGAATGAGAACACCCATTCGTCACAGGCTTCGCCATAGGTCGGCGTCCCGATGATGTCCGGCACTCGCAGGCGCTTGAATATCCGGAGCGCCTTAGCCGCGACCTCATCGAAGAGCGGCAGGTCCGGAATCAGCGAACGCCCCTGGACGATCCTTTCTTCCCAGTCCGGGACAGCCGTTGACCAGTTCGCCGGTTCTTCGGGCAACGCGTCCAGCATCAGTGGGTCTGCCCACCGCTGAACTGTAGATCTTCACCCCAGGTGTCGCTTTCGCCCGCCTCTCTCGCCTCGATGGCGGCCCGTTCCTTCTTGCCCAGCTTTTCCTTTGGATCGTCATCACTTTGCGCACGCTCGAGCCTGCGCTCGGCGTACATGCGATCGTTTTTATCCATCATCTGGTCCAGCAGCTTCAGCGCCGTCATGTTGCCTGCGTTCGCCTGCTCAAGTGCGATCTCGAATTGACGCGCAACCAGCCGGTCGCGCATCACGTCCCGAATTTTCAGATCGGCTCTAAAATACCGCTTCAGAGTGGCCAGTGAGATGTCCAAAGCGTTAGCAATCCGTTGGTTGCCCCAACCCAAAGCCAGTAACATCTTGACTTTGTTACGATCTTTTTCTGTTGCCTCATATCTTGGCCGCCCGCGCTGCCCGAGACCGGGCTGCACAGGGTTACCAAAGAGGTCAAAATGTTCATCCACCGAAAAAAATTCTCCGCGTGAGGGAAGGTGCCGGTCTAGATGTCGATCAGGGCCTAGGGATTTGACCCCCCATACCCCTACGCCAACCGGCTATCGTGCCGAGCGCTCTGCCCGCTGCTTTTCGCCGTTGTGACAGGGCGCGCAGAGGCACTGAAGGTTCTGGGCATCCCAGAACAGTGCCGCGTCACCGCCGTGTCTGATCGTGTGGTCCGCAACAAGTTGCGATGTGTCTGACCGAACATCACCGCACATCTTGCAGGTGAAGCAGTCACGAACGAGGACTGACCAGCGAAGCCGTTGCCAGCGCGCCGTCTTGTACCAGCTGCGCCAAGACAGCCGCTGGTCACGTTCCCTGCTCTGATCGTTCCGCGTCTGTGGTGCGAGATAGCCAAGCTTCGGTGCGACACGGTGCAGGCCATCAGGTAACTGACGAAGCTTTCCCATGCGAGACCCCCAAACGCAAAGCGCCCGGAGCGGGTTTACCGTCCGGGCGCAGAAGTGTTGTTGGCATGATGTCTAGGGGGGCTAACCCTGAGGCGCAATACCTTTCTTCCATGGCGTCATCGGTGGCATGCAGTCATCCACTGACCATCTTGACAGATTAGTGTGTATTTCAAATGTGATACGCAGTTCACTTAATGCAGACCACCACTGCAAATAATTACGCCGAGCCGCTGCTACCTGCCCACCATCAGGCCGATACACGACAGGACAGACCTGCACATCGTGACGCCGAGGCCTCAGACCCGAGGAATCAATCTCAATGCCGAGGCTCATGGTCTTTGCCCTGCGACCATACGGATTGACGTGCCAGTCCTTCGGTTCACATCGTGGCTGCACCCCGACGAACGCGTCAGGCATCGCCCTCGCCCGCGCCAGCTCAGCGATCTGCACCGCCATGCGCCGGCCACCGCAACCCTCTGGCAACACAGCCACAGCAGCAGCGACCAGATCAGCATCAGGATCCGGCAGTGAATAGCCACCGCCATCGACCCGACAACCAAGCGCACCACGCTGTGCCATCAGGTAAGCGTTCCCCACAGCGCCATATCCCATTGCCAGCGTGCCTTCATCTTCAAAGTCGATCGAGGCGCATTCATCCGCGAATGCCCATTCCAGCAAAGACTGGATGCTGATCGGTCTGCGCATGCGCCCAAGGCCATCCTGTGACGTCTGCGCTGCCATTGTTTTGCCAACCCGTCGACCCGATTGAAAAGCCCGGTGCACCATCATGAAGCATCCTCCGTCACACCGGACTGGTTGCCAACCAACCCTTCCACATAGGCGACCTTGTCCTGATACCAATCAAGCCACTGCGCATCGTCATCAGGGATACTATGCCCGCGCGAGATGCGATCCTTTGCCAACTCGACACGCCGCCGCCAATCATCTGCCTTGTCAGCGACCATCTTCTTATCCATCGGCTTGACCGGTGGTCGCTTGTGCTGCGTCCAAAACCAGTATTCAGCGACCAGCCGATCCCCGAGCAATGCCGCACCGCCCGCAGCAGACGCGAACCACCTCAGCAGCTGGGGCAGTTCATCCAATGGCCGGCGCTGAAAGCTTTCCGCCAAGCCAAGCACCGTGGCAGGCACAGGCCAGAAGCATCTGGACGTGCCTTCACCCTTAGTCCGCAACGAAATGCGCAAGGCGACCAGCCCGTCATCCTTGAGATAGGCCAGATCATCCGCCAAGCGATCCAAGCGCGTCTTTGCATCCTCAACCGTCACGCCCTTGGAAAACCGAAACCCGTCAGCCTTCAACGGATTGATCAGCAGCCTGCGCACACGGTCCCGTTTGGTCTCTGTCGCCTCTTCCATGCCGTTCCCCTTTTCTCAGCCTAATCCCCTGTCAGCACCCGCATCTCTGGCGGTGTGCTACGCCGTTTCTGTTCCGTGCTGTCTCTTTCGTTTCATTTCATTTCCTTTCCTTTACGCAGAACTGTTCCAATCTGTGCCAGTCTGTTCCGGAACTGTTCAGAACTGTTCCGGTAACAAACGCCCCGATTTATCCAATCAATTCAGACCCTGCGAACAGTGCGCCCCATCCAACCCTGTTCAGCCGCGTGCCGAAGCGCTCGTGTAATCGATGCTTCGAACTGTGGCATGCGCCGCTGACCGTGGTGGTTTTCCAGCAGCCAAGCATCCAGCCGCTCAATCAGAACCCGATCGGCACAGACGGCCTTATCACAGCCAACGTCGCGCATTGCTTCGGACAGACGCTGCTGGCGCTGATAGACCGCCTTGCCTTCACTACTGGCCTTGCGAACATCGCGGCGGTCCAGCGCATCGCGCACCACCTCAGTCACGACAGGATGTACCAGTCGCACTTCGCCGTTGTCGCAAAGCGCCTGCGTCCAGTTGTGCAGCGGTGTGATCTTGCGCGCGCAAAGCTGACGCCAACGCTCGATGGTGATGCCGAGCGCCTTTGCAAGCAACTCTTCCGATACTGGCAATGTGCCGACTGGCGTTTCGTCGTGCGCTTCGCAGAACAGCAGGAACCCGAACCAGCCAACCTCAGGCTCTGCCAGCTGACGGAATTGGCTCTTGCGCCAGCGCTTAAGGTTCCACTGGATGAAATAGTGACTGTCGAGCCGTTCGTCTGCCGATACCGTGTGTTCAGGCAGCGCGCTTGAATCGACAAGCTGGAGTATTGGAAGCGGGCCGCTCATCAAGCACCGGCCCGCTGGCGCAGGATCCTCAGCAACCGCGACTGATGACCGATATCACCGACCTTTGTGTTTAGAGCCCGGAACCGCGAAACGATGTCGCCCACCTCGACCCCCAGCTCATCCGCCACCAGCGCAGCAGCTTTGCCAGTCGTCAGACCTGTCAGGATCTCGAAGTCCTTTTCGGCTGACCAGCCACCGGAATAATCCAAAGCATCCAGATGGGTGACAACGGCACGATCATCAGCGCATAGCTTGGGCAGTTCCTGCGCAGGCTCTGGCAGAGGTGCAGGTTTGGGCATCGCTTTGGCTTCTAGCTTCACTGGCGCTGGCGTAGCGGCCACAGGGCGCGGCTTTTTCGCCCGCTCTACCTTGATCGCCTTGATCTTCATACCCACGGAGATCTTGCTCCGATTGACCATTTCAGCAATCTCATCACGGCTTTTCCCGGCATCCAGCGCCTTGGCAATGCACTCGATCTCATTTTCGGTGAACGGCCCAACCTTGTACTCACGCGGCCCCGCCTTCATCGCTTTAGCACCACTGCGGGGTTTCTTGATCGGCTCGGCAGCCTTGCGACGCGCAAAGGGCGGCGCTGAAGGCAGATCGTCAGCCTCAGCGGGTGTTGTCTCAGGCAACGGTGCAGCATCAATCGCAGGCGCTGGTTCAACCGCCTGCGGTACCAGCGACTGCACCACCGGCAACACAAAGCTGACCGAGACGCGCGCACTGGCATCGAACGTCACATCGGCATTGAGGCCAATGCGCTCAAGATCATCCTTAGCAGTGCGCAGGAAAATCAGGACATCATCGACCTGCTTCACCGCGCTTTCGAATTTGGCGAGATCGGCCTTGATGACTTCGAGAGAGGCACCGCCCTGCTCTCGCATTCCCTGAAGCTGTTCCAGAACGTTCATAGCACTTGCTCCTCTTGCAGTTTATGGGCATCGACCGCCGCACGCACCCGCGCGCAGGCAGTCTCAAAATGCTTTGGTGATTTCTCGATACCGATCGCGCCCCGGCCCGCCTGGACGGCAGCGACCAGTGTGGTGCCCGACCCCATGAAAGGATCAAGGACCAGCTGACCGGGCAGCGATGAGTTTTCGATGTAGAGCTGCATCAGCGCAACCGGCTTTTGCGTGTTGTGGACCGCGTCAGCGGGGCGATGCCCGCGCCAAACACGCTTGCTGCCACCGTTGTTGATATCGACCGCACGGCCCTTCCAGAGGTACAACGTGAATTCGCTGTCCTTCATGTAATACCGCGTTCGGTTCGGCACGATCTTGTCCCAAACCAGCAGGCTGTGAAACTTGAACCCCGCACCGATAAACCCGCTATGAGCGGCAAACAGATTGCTGTCATCAGACATCACATAGGCATCGGCATTTGGTTTCAGAGACCGAAAGATAGGCCCGCCAATTTCAGACCATGCAACAACATCCATCAGCAGCCCTGAATTGTCGTAATTCTCGGCTGACAGCTTGCCGCCCAATGCCCCCGGACATGAACCGCCCGAAGACAGTTTATAGGGAACATCCGTCACACACAGATCGGCTTGCAGGCGCAGCTCAGGCAAAACCGCCCGCGCATCGCCCTGAATCAACCTGCACCCGCCGATGGTGATATCGCGCTCGATGGTCATCAGCTACGCCCCGCCTTTGCAGCGGCCTGCGCTGACAATCGCATCGCAGCAGACAAAATACGCTGACGGCCCTCTTTTGATTTATACCGCAGCGCATGCGAGATAAATCCTGGCTTAAAGCCAAGCGCGCGATCTGCCTCGCGCATGGAGACAAAAAACATCCCACCGATCTCGAAAGGCTTGGCGTTGTTCAAAACACGCCTTGGGGCCGTGCCGAAGCGATCCTCGCACCCCCGAGATATCGACGTATAAATGGCAGATTTTGTTACTTTGAAATGCTTGGCAGCCGCCGCCGCACTTGGAAAGTCCTTACCACCAATACGCACAGGCATCGGCTCAACACCACCATGGCCTGTTCCGACCCGATGCAAAGTGCCATTTCGTACCGCGTGCCTCACCGTCTCGGGGCTGACCCCATGGGCAGCCCCAGCCGACCGCAAATCCGCATATTTAACACCACGAATTTCGATGGTGATGTCGCGCTTTATTGGCATCAACGCATCTCACCACAACCGCGACCGACCTCGCCGGGCTTGTCCGCGCCCACAAAATCCTTCCAGTGACGCCAACCCTGATGGCACAGGAAACCCCACTGGCGAACGCGCGGTCCTGTAATAAAAACGGTAAGCGCCGGCGCATCCCGAACCATCAGCCGATGGGCAAATTTTGCATCCCGGTAGACCCACTGCATCGGCTCAATCACTCGCAAATGCCGTTCCTGCGAGCCCGCTTGATACTCCTCAAGCAAGCCCGCCTCGACCATCAGCGACAAGCTGGCCCACGGGTGATCATGCAGTGGGCGGTCATCATCATCCCGCAAAACGCGATGCACATAGACGTTGAAAATGCGATTGCGCGGAATCCAGAACCAGCGAAGCATGTACGGATCATCAGACGAACCGATAATGAAGTCGGGTGCGCGGCGTTTCGTAAGCGCAACAGCGCGCTTTGCAATGAGGCGGGAGATCATCGGATTGCACCCGTCATTAGAGCCATCGCTTCGCGATTGCTGTACCCGTCCAATGCATTGTCGGCGCTTGCAGCGTATGAATTTCCACCAGCCCCGCGATAATGCGCCTTTGTCGTGCGCAGCCGCCCGCCCCAATTCTTCAACTTGATCACAGCCCGCACGGTGGCAACCGGTTCATCCACCGCCTCGGCAACCTCCGCCAGGGTGCAATCCCATGCCAGCGGCTTGCAGAGCTGCCATATACGAAAGGCTATTGCGTGGCCGCGTGGGGTCATCTGTCATCCCCCTGAGAGTTTGCAGAAAGTTTTCCAAGCCGACGGGCAGCCGAAGCTGCCCACCAGTCGCCAACCGCACCAAGGTGGTTAGCAACGATGATTTCCTTGATGATGACCCAGCGAACAAACCGCATTACGCGACCTCTTTCAGTTGCACCGTGGCCTGTTTGGGAAACTGCGCATAGGCATAGCCCACGGCAAACCCCGACGGCGCGTGACTGCCGACCCACCACTTCTTGGCGGTCGATCCGTCCACCCCGAACACCATGGCGGCCTCTTCCGGGCTTTCAAAGTTTGCGCGGATGAAATCCGACCACCGCGCCGCGAATTGCTGGCGATAGGTCAGAACCTTGTGACGCTGGGAAAACTTTCCTGAAAACTTTAATGCAGACATACCTGTACTCCGATCACATGTTGGGAACTGTGAAGTGCAAACATTTTGAACATTGGGAAGGTGACGAGGGGATGCAGCGGTCATGCTGCGTCCTCTTGATTTTCTGGAATGGGATGCGCGGCCATGTAGCTGCGCACTTTATCCGTGGTCCGATGGGTTGCGGTCCCGCCCGCTTCCCATTTTGCCCAGGTCGATCCGTTCCCCGCGTCTGCACGCTGGATGATCGTGGTGGGGAGAACACCTATCGCAGCCGCATAGGCCCGAACTTCTGCCATGAATTGTTCCATAGGGTCCGATGTAGGTATTTAGTTCTACCTAAGTCAAGAACTTTGTACCTATGGAGAGAGATTCCTATTGTCGGCATAAATAAGGAATGAATGATCTTGGCATCACTGACCCATTCTTGAAACGTTTGCGGCGCCGGATCGACGAAGATCCGACGTTGACCGAGGCTGGATTAGCTAAAAAAGCTGGGCTTTCGGATAGCGCAATCCGCCAATATTTCTCAAAACCCAACAGAACGCCAAGGGTTGAAAATGCACGCAAGATCTGCGCCGCACTTGGCACGACTCTCGAAGAGTTCATGTCCGAGGCTCAAACCCCAGAAGAAAAAGAGATTGTTCGCCTAACACTTGCGCTACCCGATCACTTGCGCCGCCAGCTTCTAAGCTATGCAAAAGGGCTTGTTGATGCGTCGGAGAGCGTGTCTCGACCAGATGATGCAACAGATCAATGATTTCCTTGTCCAGCATAATCCACCCCTCACCTTAGAGAACAAAACCGGAACAAAACCGCAATACAACTGAAAGTAGGATTATTATGTCAGATAATGACAAGTCGAAACGTAATTTACCCCCATCGCCCAAGTACGAGCAGCGCAGCGCGCAACCGATGCGCGTATCGCCCATTCAATCACCGCAACGCATCGTCACCGGCGGCCAACAGCCTTTGCGAGACGTGCAGACAGGTCAGACCACTTCCCCGAAACCCAAAAAGCCGAAGGAAGATTAGGATCGACGCGCACTTCGATCCGCTTGATTTCTTCTTTTGAAATATAGGTCACGAGCAAACCGTATTCCGCTGAAAAAATATCCGTTCGCACCAGTTCCTTACCGGTAGGCGATACCTCATCCGTAACTGCCATTAGAACATCACCTGAAGGGCCTAGTGAAAGCTTTGACATCGAAGGCTTGCTGATTTCAGGGGCCAAGTCTGGGTCAAGATGGAGTTCGCGCCCGTCTTTTAGGTAGACCCTCACTTCCGTGGCCTCGTGATCATCCATCGCTGCACAAAGTGTGTCCCACGCCGAGGCTTGGCCATCTTCCTTGTGCACGCCTAGTGCCTTCATGGCCCCGTACCACCAGCCCCTGTAGACGCTGCGCCAGCCGACCCCGAGAACAAGAGGCACCATTACAGCCGCGCCGAATTGGACCGCCAATCCCCACCCGCCCGCCAGCTCAAAAAACATCAGCGATATACCGCTGAATATCCCCGTGATTATGATAGCATCCTGCGCCCGGTGATTGTGCCGCAACCCGGCATAGGAAGCAGCATAGGCAGCGAAGCCCGCTGCAATCGAGATCTGAATTTGTAGCGGCAGTGCAAGTAGATCTGGTGACATTGGGTATCCTTTGAGATCAGCCTAGCCGACAATTATGGCGAGGACAGCCCCACGGATAACACAATCGACACAATGCAAATAGGTATTAAGTTCTATTTTAGTTGACATAGGTATTTTGTTCTAATACCGATAGCCTCACCTAAAGGAGGCTGACATGCAAACACCCATCGACAAAGCAAAACACGTCGTCACCCACCCGCAGCACTTCGCGCGGGTTCCTGCGGTGCTGGCGATCAACTGGGAACGGCTTAAGAACGCACGCGGCCAGACGGTCGATTACAATCGTATCGGCCCACCCGCCTACGTGATCGGCCCCGAATGCCCCGGCATCGCCGCCGCCCGCATGTCTCGCATCCCCGCCAAAGTCCGCGAGATCGCCAGAGCAAAGGGCTATGACATGCCGCCGAGTGCCGCATGATGCACGAACGCCTCGCCACCTTTGTTTCGGGCCTCGACAAGATCGATGCCGAGGACACAGAAACGCTGAAAGACGCGTTCATGAACGAAGTGATCGAGAACGGCGGGACATACGATCCACCGGACGGCGCGGGACGCTCCTATTTTGAGATCAGCCTGCACGATGTGACCGCCACCGGCGCATCCGAACTGCTGGCCATCCGCAATTGGCGCATCGCCGCCACCGCACGACTGCTCAACCCCGACGGCCGCGATGTCGAGGCTGATGGTTTCATTACCATGCACCCGCCCTGCGACCTGCTGACAGACACGGGGGTCAGCACATGAAAACCGTTGCCCAACTCTCCGCGACCGAAATCAGAGACGCATTGCGCGAATACGTAGAACGTAAAACAGGCGGCAAGGTCATCCAGAATGGCGTTCTTATCAGTGCGCGGCGCGCCGATGGAAACGACCAGCGCGAGCGCGTCGAACTGACCACAAAGATCACCTACGAGACCAGCTAGCCCCCGTTACCTGCTGCGGCACACCTCCTCCCGTGCCGCACACTTGCCGGCGGGCCTCAATGCCCGCCGGTCTTTTCCAAATCAAATGGATATGCGTCATGGACATCTTTCGAGATCACGACAAAGAAACGCCGCCCAACCGGATTGAACGGTGCCAGCAATGGCCCGAATGCGGCTGCATCAGCGGCCACTCAAAGGCGTCCTGCACCAACATCACGCACCGCCAGTCACGCGGGACGCATGGTGCCGCGATCATCGTCCCGATCGCCACCGCCTTTGCCCTAGCCTTTGCCTACGGCCTGACCCAACTGGCAGCCCTCACGATCGGCATGCTGCCATGACCTCCAAAATCCGCCAGCGCCTGGACGACATGCAGCCCGCGCAACAGGCGGGCATCCTATGCAACGACCCAAGGTTCCAGCGCTTCGCCGCGATGCGGTGCGGCCTGTCCGGTCAGCAGTTCAGCGCCAGCGCATCCGCCGAATATCTGCGCGACTGCTGCCAGATCGACAGCCGCACCGCGCTGAACACAAGCGGCCCCGCCCAATCCAAATTCGCCGCCCTGCGCACAGACTTCGACGCATGGACCGGCAAGATCGCCAGCCCCAGATAAAAAGGAATCCCAAAGTGATGGCAAAGAAAACACCTGGCACCGAGATTGCCAAACCCGCCCCGCATGATCCGTACAAAATGCGCACCCTTGAACAGATCCTTGCCCTGTTTGATGGCGGTGATTTCCTCGAAGAAGTCATGGACGGCCATAAGAAGCTTCAAATCGATCTTTTGGAGCACAAGGCAGAACACGGCACCAAGGGGTGTGGCGGTTCCATGACACTTCAGGTCAGCTATGCCCTTGGCAAATCCGGTGACGTCGCCATGGGCGCAACCGTCACCTTCAAAGCGCCGAAAAAGCCACCCAGCAGCGCCGCAGCCTTCATCAACGATAACGGCGAACTGACGCTCTATAGCCCGTTCATGTCCCGCATGCATCAGCCCGTCCGCGATGTCAGCGACTATGACCCGGACACAGGCGAAGTACGCGACACCGACTAACCCAAACCGAAAAGGAGCCGAGAAATGGCCGAAAAACCAATCTACACCATGGAAAACCCCGCACAGACAATGCGCGATGTGATGGAAGAAATCGGGGGCAGTGAACATATCGCCGCACCAACTGATTTTGATCTGACCAAAGCGCACGTGATAACCATTCCAGAGAAACGCACGGTCGCAGACCTCACGAAGTATCACCGTGACGCGGCGGAATACCTGAAGCCGGCGCGCCGCAAGGGCACTGCCCGCTTTGACGATCTGGAAAGCCTCATCATGTGGGCGAACCGCTTCAAAGGCGAAACCTCGGCACTGTTTGCAAAACCCGACATGACCGCCCCGACACTGAACTGCATCGCAGACTATCACGCACAGGGCCCAGTAACGGTGAACACCCAGACAGGCGACCCTACCGCGATGCACTGCAATCATCGCGCCATCTACAATTTCCCGCTTTCCGACGAATGGAAGGCATGGATGGCAATTTCAGGCGCTGCGCTGGACAAAGATGAAATGGGCGAATTCATCGAAGTGCAGGCAAAAGACATCATGGACCCCACGCCAGCAGTCCTGCGCGGTCAGCCGTCGGACAACAATGAAAAGTGGGAAAACAAGCTGATTGAAACGGCCCATCAGATTGAAGGCCGGTATGGCCAATTGACCCAGCTGCTGGCGATGTCCAAGAAGTTTCAGGTTTTCGAGACAAGCGACCTGAAAGTCGCCACAAACCGCGATACAGGCGAGGCGGAGATCCAGTTCCTTAACGAACACAAGGACGCAGACGGGCAACCGCTGAAGATTCCGAACCTGATCATCATTGCGATCCCGGTGTTCCTGGGCGGCGCGCTGTACCGGATGCCCGTCCGCTTCCGGTATCGGAAGTCAGGCGCATCGGTGAAATTCATCCTGTCGATCTACAACCCCGAAAAGGCATTCGAAGCTTCATTCGAGGAGGCAATCACAGTCGCCAAAGAACAAACAGATCTTCCATTGTTTCTTGGCACTCCGGAATCCTGATTTCTCTTTCTGGCCCCCTGACATGGGGGCCATCGACAGAAACCAGACTGGGAGAACTCCAATGTCGAAGAAAAGCATGGCCGTGCCGCGCCAGCCCACGAGCGCGCCGGTCGAGCGTGAGAACAGTGAGGTGCAGGCTTTTATCTTTTCACACACAAGGATGGAGATAGCTTATGATCACTCAACCGCTTAATCTCGCGGCAATCCAAAAAAATTGCACTGAGGTATTTGATGTGTCCGACTTCCCGCGCCTTGAGTTTTCAAAGAAAGACGTTGTCCGCGCAGGCAGCTCACTCAAAGGGCGCATCCTGTGGACATCAGAGAACGAAGCAGAAATTCTTCGGGTTTTTCAGATCGCAAACAGCTGGCGTGCATCCCATGCATTTCCAATGCACAGAATGCGGGCTGAGCTTCATGGCCGCATGAGTGCGTTGAAGATCAGAGGGCTGACCGCCGCACGCCTAAAGCAAATGACCTCAATTCGGGGAAAACTAATCCGGATTAGCAGCAACCTTAGACAGTTGCAGGATCTTGGTGGCTGCCGAGCTGTCGTGCCCACCATAGCGGAAGCTAAAGTTTTAGCCGCTGAGATCGGTGAGAAATATCCACACTATTTGAAGCGTGAAGACGCATACATGGATTCGCCACGGCCGAGCGGTTATCGGAGTCACCATCTGGTGTTTGCATTTACACCCCGCAATATCCACGAAACAGAGTACGAAGGTCGATTGATAGAAATTCAGATACGTAGTCGACTTCAGCATTCATGGGCGACAGCTGTCGAGGCTGTAGGTCTTTATCGTGGAGAAAACTTAAAGGCTGGTTACGGCAGCAAAGATTGGCTCCGCCTGTTTGAACTTATGTCTTTTGAATTTGCCCTGAGTGAAGGATGTGAATTTGCACAAGATGGGTCAAATGAAAGAGTTGCTGAGATTATTGATCTAAATAATTCGTTGAATGCAGCGCAAACTCTAGACACGCTTAGTCATGCAGTTCTTGGCCTTGATAGAATTGAGCGTGATCGCAATCACAAGCCAAAATATTGCCTGATTACCTATGACCATCAAAACCGAAAAGTTGGGGTAAAATATCTCGATGGTCCTTCAAATATTGGGTCGGCTCTTGAACGCGGTAATGCAAATAGCGACGACGAAAATAGATATAGCGCTGTGGTAGTCGAGTTAGACAAAATTGAAAATCTAAAGAGCGCATACCCTAATTACTTTGGAGATGTTCAACTTTTCAAGTCAGCGCTGTCAGACGTAGTAAGTGGAAAGCCTCCAAGAGAGTATTCCTTACCTCCAATTGAACGTGTGCCACCACCACCCAAGGAGATCCCTGACGATTCATGGCTTCGATATCCGAACCGTCGCAATCGTCGTTGGGATGAGTAGAAAATGACTAAGTCGCCGTTATTTCACGATGATTGGTTTTGTCGGCCCATACGCATCCAGCTGCAGCGCACCAAAGGATGGCGCATGCCGACCAACACAGTGAACGTTGCGCGTGGGCCCGGTCGCGAATGGGGAAACCCTTGGATCATTGGCAACAAACGTTGCGGGCGCGACGCACTTGGAAATTATCAGGAAGAGCTGATCAAAGACGCCGAAACAGCGGTGCACTTCTTTTCGGAAATGCTTGAATACGAACTGCGGCGATACCCCAGCAACGATGAAATCCGCGCCGAGCTGCGCGGCAAGAACCTCGCCTGCTGGTGCAAGCTGGATGCGCCCTGCCATGCAGACGTTCTGCTGCGAATTGCGAACGAGGACACCTGACCCATGCCAGTCACCCTTGATTTTGCCCCAAGGCTGATGCCCGCACCCCAGGCAGCACACTATATAGGTGTGTCAGCCAGCACGTTGCGAACCCTGCCGATCCCACGGAAAGAGAACGGCACCAAGCGCCTCTATGACAAACGCGACCTTGACGACTACGTTGACGCGCTGCCCTATGAAGGCCAGACAGGGGAAAACACATGCGACGCGGTATTCAGCGATTGA